ACGCAGACCATAAGGCTGGCTTCCTGGATTGCAGGGATGGTTGTGTAATCAATGTATGTCTCGGCTGCCGCTGTGCCATAAGGCAAAACTGTATGGCGTGGATTATCGCTTGTGTGAGTCGTAGTAACGCTGAACTCTTTGATTCCGACTGTGGTGATTGTCTTTGTGCCGTTGTACTTTGTGCCAGAATTAGTAATAGTTACTGACTGTCCGACATAGAAAACTTCCCGAATATCTTCATCAAAGTAGAGAGTGCCGACTGTGCCTACATTGCCATGAGCAACAATTGGCTGTTGGTTCTTCCATAGAAAAGGCAACAAGACTTCATCAGCAGCATCGCAGACTGATTGCAAAACTGCATCGGTGTAGAGAGTTCCTACGCCAAGAGCTGTGCGAAGTTCTGCAACTGTTGTTGTACTCATTGTTTCCCTTTCTAAAGACTCAAGGGGACTGCAAGGGCTCTGGCAGCCCCCTTGAGCGACTTAGTTATTGCGTATGGATCAGGTCTTGTTTACGCCAAACGCTCCCGCACCAATTTTGGTTGCGATTGCGCCATAGCCGTACATTGCTACAAGGATTTCTCCTGATGCAATTACGTCAGCACGAAGCTGATAAGTAGGAGACTCGTACCATGTGTAGGCAGTTGGGTTGATGATAAGGATTGAATCATCCTTGTCTGTGTCGTTTGCTGTTGGTACGTTTGCAGAAACAAATAAATCAAGACCAGCCACGTTGCCGCGGATTGAATCTGGACGTACGATACCAGCAGCGTTGCTTGGCTGTGCTGCCATGTAGATTGGGCGTCCTGAATCGTTTAGTGTCATGAGGTTTGCCCATTGTGAAGTGTTCATCAAGATGTTGCGAGCAAAGCCCTGTGTGTTTGTGTAAACAGATGCTGCGCCGCGTGATACAACACCAAGCAACTCTGATGCTGTTGGGTATGTTGTAATTGTTGTTGCGTCTGCTGTTGCTCCAGATGCAAGGGCTGTGTAAACAGCCTTGTCTGTTGCAGCTGCATATTGCGCTGCCATGTTGTTCATCAATTCTGTGATGAATAATGGAGATGAGCGGTCAAAGAGTTCTACAGAGAATTGCTGTTGTCCGGCATATTTCTTTACAGATACTGTGACAAATGATGACGCCTGGTCTGTGTTAGAAGGTGTACCTGCTTCTGCTGTTTCTGCAACTGTTGGAAGTGTTGTAATCTTAGGAATCTCAAAGGACATTCCTGCATCTGGCAATACGCCAGTTGAGATTGCATCGATTGCTGAACGTGTGTTGTTAGCAAGTCCGTTGATGACAGTTGTAAGCTGGCGTGTTGGGATAAGTCCTGCGTTGTCTGTTGTATCAGCTGCTGCGCGTACATAGTCACGGGCTTCATCTGATCCAAGTGATGCTCTGATTGTCATTTCTAGCTGCTTTGGAGCAGAGAAATCAAGGCGTGGCTTTGTGTAAGCCATTGCTGTAATTGTAGGGCGAGCAGCTTCTACAGCCGCAGCTTCTACTGGTGTTGCTTCGACCGGAGTGGTATCTTCCACGACTGTCTCGCTTTCTGTTTTGGTTTCTTCGACAGGGACGATTTCCTCTGCCGCGATCTCTAATACTTGAGCCGACTTAAATGCCGGTTCTGTTACTAGAGAAACTTCTTTTAACTTAGCCGCTGATACGACTGTGTGACCATCGCGTGATGGCTTAGATGAAATAATTTCTGCTCCGATTGAAAGCCCGGATACTAAGCCTTCTTGCGCCATGAGTAGGGCGTCACTACCGCCGGTGCTGCGGCTCAACTTAAATGTGGCATAGATGCCGTCTGCGCGTGTCTCCGCTGCAATCATTCGCCCAATAGGTTTCTTCATGTCGTGCTGCGACAACAGGCGAATCTTGCTGACATCGCCAATCTCAATAGAGCCAGCCTCAAAGGTGTAAGCGCCAAGGTTAGTGTTTCCGACCTCGCCTGTACCTAATGGCACAATCTTGCCAGAGATTTCTCTGCGATCTTCGTTGCACTCAATAGATGCAGCTTCGATGTATAGGGTTTCCATTAGATTCCGTTCTCGCTTCCGTTTGGACTTAAATCTTCCATTTCCATGGCTTGCTCTGTAGTAATGAGACCAAGGCTAAGCATCTTCTCAAGAACGAGCAGGCGCTCCATTGGCTCTGTGCGTAAGAATGTGTCATCGAGGGCAAACTTGACGTAATGACCTGCTGTAGAGATATCGTCCATTGATAGGCGCGCTTCTACGCAAGAAACGTAGGTCTGCAAAGTTAAAGCCACCATCTGCTTGCGCTCATCTTGAACGTTTGCGTATGTCATTGTGGTGTTTTGTGATGCAGAGACATAGTAAGGATCAACAGAGCAAAGACGGGCACACTCTGTTGCAAGGTTCTGTATTGCATCGTTGTAACCCATATCTTTAGGGCTAAATCCGATTGTCTGATAATCAATAGTAGAGGTCAGATAGGCTGTGCCGTTATTCTGACGGGCGCGCTTCCAAGCTGATAAAAGTCCAGAGACTTCTTGTGGTGGAAGGTCTGCGCCGGTGTTTTTAAGAAATCCGGTGGCAGAAGGTGTAGCAAGTGCCACGCTTGATGCGCGTTGTGCATCGAGGGCTGCCTTGATTGTTTGCGCGCCAATGCCAAGGATGCCTTCATCCTTTTGGAATGTAATAAGAGAACCAAGACCAGACATAGGGACTGGCTTACCATCGACGGAATATTGTGTTACAAAATTAGTTGAAGGATCAGTTAAAAAACTTACGCGAGTATTTGCAACCCAGTTAGCGCGAGCCATGCGACCATCTTCTGCATAGACTTCTGTAATCTGCCAGAAAGCCTGTCCGTACATGAGGAGCGAGTCAAGCGTGAAGTGCATAGTGACATAACGTGGCTGATGAATAGAAGGTTGCTCAACCCATCGAGGAGCAGTAATCTTTTCGCCCGTGGACTTCTTGTAATACTCTAATGGGATGCTTGCGATAGTGCCGGAGATTAGATCGCGGCAGCGTTTGATTGCTGGGACGCCAAGAGCCATCTCGCGTGAGACGATTGCCGGGATATAATTATTGAAGGTATAAAAACCATCATTCATTATCTGCGGCGCTTCTTGCGCCTTCATGACTTGCGACTTACGCGAAAAGAGACCCATAGGTCGCAATTATACACTACATGTAGGTCATTCCGAGTAGATTGCCGCTACCTGTTGTGGTTTGCTTAATTGATGGACAACCATCGCTGTAGAGATTGCACCTGATACATCTCCGGCGCTCTTACGTTTTACAATTCTCCAGCTGCTGTCATTTGTTTTGGCAGCGCAGTTATTCATCTGCTGAATCCAATTCTCTTGCCCAGAATGTACAAGCCGGTGCGCGTTCAAAGCATCATTTAAATCAGTACAAGCCTGATAGAAGGCAGCCCCAGAGATATCCAGGCAGAGTTGTCCTGCTTGACTTAGTCGGTCTGCGATTGATTGGGCTGTGTACTTGTCAAAGCATATCTGCCGAGGTCTGTAGTTATCCGCCCAGCCTTTAATATCCGCAGCGATTTTAAGCTCATCCACAGAGACTTGACTCTCCCATGTTTGTAGTATCCCGACTCCGATACGACCATCCGGGAGTATTTGCCCAGCAACCAAAGACGCATTACGACGAGATGGTGACACATCAAAAGCAAAAACAGTATAACCACCCGGCGGTATTGTGAGGGTAGCATCCGACGTATCCTCGAGGACTCCATGAGCCCAAGGAGACGAGAGAGAATCAATCCATTGACATAGCAGCTCTGTTCTAGTGTTTTCAATCGGGCTTGTAGCCACAGCTTCTTCAAGTGCTTCCTCGCTTATCGTAAAGCCAAGTGCCGGGTTCGCTTGAGCCCATCCTTGGCGGTCGGTGATCTTGCAATATTGTGGAGCAGAGTATTCGTAGTAGCCAAAACTTGTAGGCGGATTCTCTAGCGCCCTTTCTCTCATCCCGTTAAGGACTACCGAGAAAGCGTCTCCTGCATTAGAGGTAAGAAGCGTCTGAGAATTTGGACGCGCTCTAGTAGTAGGGATTGCCGCTCTGTAACCTTCCTCGGAGATTTCTCTAAGTTCGTCGATGAATAGGAAGTCTGCTGTTCTTCCGCGAGACCCATCTCTAGTTGCCGCAACAACATCAAGCCTTCTTCCGTCCAGCATCTCAATAGATTCAGTTCCGTTTGCATACCTAATTTGCTTAACGAATCCTTTGAGATGGTCATTGCTCTCCAATACTTGTGCTACTTGTCGAAAGGTGTCTAATGCCATCGAGCGGTTCGAGGACATGATCAAGATGTTCTTACTATCCCACTTAAGCAAATGCGCCAATATAAGCATACGAGCTAAGTGAGTCTTGCCGTTCTGTCGTGCTATTAGTAGCAGGTTAGTCTTACGAACCCAGCTGCCGGATTTATCAACGCCAAGCATGTCAGCTAGCACATGCTCTTGCCAGGGCAGTAAAGGCATCGAGATTACTTCACATAAATCCTTTACATCCTGGAGTTTATTTTTGCCCTTCAAAGGGATGTTTTGAAGCCTTGGTTTAGTTGCCCCTCGTAGCGGTTTGGAACGTTTGGTAGCCATCCGGTTTAACTTGGGACTGGTCGGGCTGTAAAAGGACTGTCCTCGTGCAACTTCGACTGCGTCGGGGAGAGAAAGCCAGAAAAATCAGGGGGGGTACGCATGCGCTCTAAAAAAACGCCCTGTGAGCGTGAGCCCTTCTTACTGTTGCATGGCTTACAGCAGCTGACCATGTTCTCCATAGTAATGGCTAACTCTGGTGCTTTGCTTACTGGAATGATGTGATCGATGGTCATGTCCTTGCCCTCGTATCCACAGTAGAAGCAAGTCCATCCATCCTGTGCTAACTTCTTAAGCCTTACCTCTTTGTACTTCCTACTAAGTCTAGGGTCATTGCGCTTTGTACTCATTGCCAACCCTTAACTCGTAGATGATTTAGTGCCTTACACATATCAGGTTCATCATACTCTGTTATGCCATACCTAGATGATACATAAGTCCAATACCAATAGAACTGCACATCATCAGGCTTGCCTTTGACATGAGTAGTTCTGCCTTGGTAGTAACCATGATGTGATCCATTGACTGCATATCTATCAAACCTAGATTCTCTATACACAATAGCGTTATGACAAGACTCTTGCTTTTCTGTTAGTTGTATATCAGCTAATTGTTTAACACTATGAATAGGACTTATTGAGCCATTGTCTGCTGCCGACATCGGTATAGACATAGATATCCCGATAACGAGGGCTACCCCCCGAGCTACGCGGCGGCGGCTCGGAGTGAGCCCTTGATGGGCTCTAGCCTGTAGAGTACCAGCCATGTCAAGCATGTGGATAACATGGGCGTGGCGTGAGCGTTGTTTAGTGTTTTGGTCAGACTTATCCACAGGTTGTGCATAACTACTTGTCTGTTGAATAGAATCCTGTGCCGGTAAAGTGAACGGGAACAGAACTGTAAATCTTGCGCATAGTAGAGCTGCAAAACGGGCAATCAACATCATGTGGTTCATTGATACTCAACTCCTTGTCATATCTGGCGTTAGCCTCGCATAACTCGTTATCACACTCGAACTCATAGATTGGCATTAGTACATGTCCTGCATGGGACTTCCTTTAGTTTCCACGATCCACACGATGTGCAACGTTCAGGCTCTAATTGTACTGAATCTTTATGAATATCTCCGTAAATAGGGAGTAGTAATTGCACCAAGTCACCAAGCCGCATGAAAGCAAGATACTCGGAAGCATCTTCACCCTGTCCATTCATACGACACACCACGAACGCAAGCTCTTTACCCGCTGCTCTCTTGGTGGCTTGGCGCAACCACTCCAGGGGCTGAAAGGCAGACCTAGCCTTTATTTCAACGTCGAACGGGACGTTTACTATGTCTTTACCAGCCCCTCGACCAACGACTGCGCTTCTCCACCAAAGCGATAAGTAGGCTGCAACCACTCGCTCGGTACGCAGTCCTCGGTCTTTTCTGTGTCGAGTCATAGTGTATGGCTATGCTCTACCAGCAGAGTTAATTGTGCTACATTTTTCGCAAGTCCAGGTCTCCCGTAGATAGCGATCTCTTATCTGTTGCCTGTTAGGGAATTGATTACACAACTGGCATATCAGTTTGTAGCCAAGTTCTTCTATCAACTCTGCATTAGCCCTTAGATTGGCTTCTTGCTCTGCGTTAGGGAATGTTTCCCATTCACCATCTTGGTTTAAGAACTGTAGGTGTCCCATTATCGTTTCACCTGGGGCTTCCATTGTCCGGTCTCTTTATCAATCTCGTACCAGATAGGTTCGCAACGTTCTGCATCACCCATTATTTGTGCTACACATTTCCAATGACCCCAAGGCTTGCCGACCTTGCTAGTACCAGTTTTCCAAACTCTTGCTCCATGAATACAGCTCTCGTCCGGCGTTGTGCCACCAAGTGAGGATTTCACCATCTCGACCGCACTCTCTAAAGTCTGTGCTTGCTGTGCTGGTGCGATAGTCCATGGATCATCTGCCTTTGCTACTGGAATGTACTCGCTAGAAGTTTGAGCCATTTTAGCCTTTACTTCGTCGATGCTAGCCTTTACTTTAGACTGCTCTTGAACTTTCGCCATTTCTTCTCTACTTGGTCGCTTGCCCTTTGTTGCATAGCCAGCACTAGCCAGCGCACGACCAATAGCAGACGTCTCACAGTTTTCGAGAGCAGAAGTAGCATTGACTCCACGCCCCGATATCGTTTCTTCCGCGAGCCCAGAAGCCCAAGGGTGTTGATCAACTTCAGTTCTGTAAACATAAGCCTGAACGATAAACCTCGTAGCACTTGCATCAACCAACTTCGTGTCAATTCTGCCATCGGGATGTTCCTTCCAAAACTTGATAAGTCGTTCTTCTACTGTCTCGTAGTCGTCTAGATTAAACATAGAGTTCATTCTCCTCTGTGTGCAGCTGTGCCGCTATTGCGACGTACGCTGTGAGATCGACGTAAGTGTCTGTCTTTGCAGTTTCCATGCTTCTTGCGACTTTGACCAATGCCATACACATCGCCACCTGATAATCTGTAACTGGCATTTCGAGGTATGAGCTCCAGAGTGCGGCTGTTCGCTGCATATTGTCTTGAGGGTGTCCGTAATCAAGTCCTCTGTCCTGGATAGTAGCTCGCGCTTCGTTGAGGTAGTCACGGGCGTTCATCGATTAACCTTGTGCTGTTCCATCTGACGTGTCAGGCGGCGATAAGACTGGCGCGCTTGCTTTAGCCCGTTCTCATGCCCCTTCATGTAGCCAAACAGGAAACCAGGCAAAGCGCCTACTAACATCGAGAATAAAACTATGTGATCGTGATTCATTTTGAGCCCTTCTGTTATCCGTGTCTCGGAAACACCAGAAGTATTACAGCAGGATTATCTGACAGCCGCCATGTTTAGGTAACGAAACGATAACGATTTCATCCACAGTCTCATCGCCAAAGTCTGGTCTAGCGAACCCTTCCATAGACCTTGCCCTGGACTATAAACGTCCCATTCTTCTCAATGTTAACAATGTCCACCTGGACGCTTGACCCATGCACATACATAATGGCGAAGGCTTGCTGCCAATTAGCCGTTCCCTTGGTGTATCTAGCCTGTTTGAAGTCCATGAGATTACCTACTTCAACTCCATGTAGAACACGCCCTAAACGCCCTCCAGAGGCTTCTGTGAAGGCGCTACGCCCTGCCCTGTGGGTATGACCAGAGATAACATTCTTGCCATGCCTACGGGCTGCTTCTAGGGCTGATAGACCGCCCTGTTGCTTGATGGGCGTGTGGTCTCCATGTACTGCAATCCAGCCTGGAGCAATGGGCATTGGGTTCTTATGGAAGGTTATGCCTAGTTCATCAAACTTCATAAACTTCTCAAAGCGCAGCTCTGGCAAGGATAGGAATGAGGGAATCTTGCGCATGATGACGTTGTATAAACGATCCGTGTGATTAGATCGTATGCAGTCTGTGACGCCTAATTCCCATAGCAGCTCGACACATCGGTCTCGGTCATCGCCAAGGCTCTGTGAGTACTCCTCGGGTGTGCCTTGTGACCACTTGCTTATGGTCTGGAAGTCAATCTCGTCACCTATTGTAACTGTTTGGTCTGGCTTAAAAGTGCCTAGGAACTTGGCAATATTACGAACTACATGCACGTCCTCGAAAGGCACTTGCAAGTCCGAAAGTATTACGATCTTCTTAATCGTCATCCTCATCATCATAGGGAATGTTGTCTATGCGATTAGGAAGTTCTGGCAATGCCCAATCTGGATAAGCGTCTCTATCGGTAATAATTGCTAGGCATAAATCAACTGCAAAACCAGCCCTGCGTAGTGCCTTGTAAAACTCATTCATCGAAATGGCATAAGCGTCTAAGGCGCTGTAGGTGTCTAGGTCTATGACCTTTTTCTTAGCCATAGGATAAGTGTTACTTACCTAACAGCTCGATGATTGTATCGACACGCGCTTCTAGTCGATTAACCTGATCCTTTATAGATGAGCCGCCGTTAGGGCGTAACTCTGACAAGTAGTGCTTAATCATGAACTGGACATAAGCTGCAACGCCGCCAAGGATTGAGAGAATAGCGACTGATAATGCCGCGTAGTCCTGTGCTGTCACTTCTTAGGAGATGCGTATCCGAATACGCCAGCTACGACTGCACCGAGGATTGCACGATAGTCAAGTGAGAAGTTAGAGGTAGTTCCCCATACTGCTAGGAACGCTCCTACTGAAAGGATTGCTGGGTGCTTCATGTTCATGCTGTGCCGCCTAACATAGGGATAGAAAAGAACGAGCTATCTGCATCGCCCTTCTTGCTGAAAGAAATATGGCAATGCTTAGTGTGCGGATTGATTCCAGAATACTTGCGCCAGCGCCACCCCATGCGAGGGGAAGCAATCTTGCCTGCGAAGATGATGTAAGCAATGCGCTTGTCAGACTTTGCTGCGTGTCGTATCTGATCCGCAAGGTCAGGCATGAGGTCAGGCTTTGCCTTTCCAGATAAATCCCGGTCAATATCAATCGCTCTGACGATACCTTCTGCATCAGGATTGTGGTCAGAAGGACGTGCTGAATGACGAGTGTCGCCAATCCAGCCGTCCGAGGTTCTATCTCTATCCGGGTAAGTATCATCGAACTGCTCCCGTAGTTGCTGTCCGGCTTTGCACAGAACTGGTTTCATTAAATGGCATTTCTCGGTTCAGGTGGTGGTGGGTCGCTAGGTGTTAGCCCTGTTGAATATTCTTCTTGCACCCAAGCTCTTACGTCATCTTCTGCAACGATAACCGGCGTTGTGTACTCGGTGTTCATGGGCTCGCATTCATTTCCATATTCGTCAACACTTAAAAATGGATAGCCGAGAGTTGCTTTTAAGGCTGTATCCCATGCGGTAAATGCTTCAAGCGATAGCCATGTGTACCACATTAGATGCCCCACTTTGTCTTGAGATAGGTAATGTTTGCGTCTCTATCAGTTGAAGATAAGATTGAAGTGTAAGAAATGATTTCCGCAATTTCTCCGATTAGAGGTGAAGTGGCGGTTCCGCTAGCTCCAAATCTAAGAGTATAAGTTGGATTGCCCGCGTTACCTGTACCACCTGACCCATTAGTTTGCGTTTGAACTGTGCCATCATTTAGGTAAGCTCTTAGTCTTTGAGCAACTGTTCCATTGTTTTGATCCATGACAAAAGTAGCAATAAAGGGAGTATTTAGTGCACCTGTTCCAGTTTGTGCGTAAGCAGCTAAATATTGTCCTGCTGTTGCGTTGCTAGATTCCATTCCAGCATAATAAGAAGTGCCGCCATTAAAGATTTGTATTCCTATTTCAGAGTTTGTTCTTGCCGTTCCACAGATTACGTTTGAACCACTTTGTTGACGTGACACAATAAATAATGTTGCACCTGACCCATTTGATAAATATTTCCAAACTGATGAAGATAACGTGCTTGTCAATTTATCAGTTCGAGAAGCGGTGCCAAAATTTACTGTGTCCTTGCCATTCATTGTTGTGTTGCGTGTTGGTTGCTGTGTAGTTGTTCCCTCATTGAATATGTAAGCGTTTGCGCTTTTATCTGTCCATTGACTGACAAGCGTGCCCGATGAATAAGCAAAAACAGTAGGGTCGGCAGCGTCAAGCCATAAGTTGTAACCTGCAACTGGACCAGGTGGTGTAGGTGGAGTTGAAGACAAAGCGCCTACTGTGATTGCTCCAATCACTATGCAATACCACCGGCAACGTACCAAGTATCTGTAGCAGTCTTAATGCAGACCGCTGTTTTGTATTGAGCCAATGTAGGAGAAGCTGCTACTGCACCGGCTGAAAGGACTGTGGTCGTGCCAGAGGTGACTGCGCTAATTGTGCAGAGTCCAGCGCCTTTGTTAAGAACTGTAATTGCTGTACCTACTGGAAACGCTACAGACGCGTTCGTAGGAATCTTAAAGGCTACTGCCGTTGCCTTGTTCATAGGGACTAAGACTTGATACTGATCGTCTAGGACTGCTGTGTAGTCTGCTGTAGCGTCAGCATCGACTGTAAAGGCTACTAGCCCATTGAACATTGCCGCTGTAAGGATATCTCCCGTTACGGATGGAAAGCCTGTTGCCATTTATATCTCCTAGTAAGTCATTGCAGACACGCCAATTATACCGCGTTCTGCGCTGCCGATGATGAATCCATCAACGATGGGCTCAAGTGTTGTAACTGTTACTTGCATTGCGTTTGGGCTAATCTCCCAGCGAAGCCCCTGCACCTGCAAGGTCTTGACTATGGTCGAGCCGTCTGGCTGGATGTTTGAGATTCTGACGTTGGTAAAGTAGTCCAAGCCAATCATGGTGTCTGTCGGAACTGCTGTGTCTAGTAGATCAACAGTCATGGCATCGATGCGGATTGTGGTCTCTGCTCTAGTAGCCACATAGGTTGCGGCGATGTTAAGAGCATTGGCATCGGTATCGATAACCAAATCTTGTGCGCTGTACTGGTGAGGGAAGTACTTAATCACGCTGTCTGCGTTCTGATAGACCTGCGCTGTGCCGCCTATGCGCTGCATACTGGCGGTGTTAATTATGAGCTTGTCATCGAAAGTAAAGACTAGGTTCTTGTAAGGTATATCGCCTGTCTGGTTAAAGTCGATAGGAGTGCCAGAGATAGATGATGCAACCTCGTTGCGGCTCTTAAATATGGCTGTGCCTGACCCGTCAAAGTAGAACGCGCCCTGCTCGGAGAACTCTGCGTTCTGGATTGCCGAGAGTGCTGTGCGAAGTGTGCCTGGGTCAGCCTGACATAAGGACTGCCCTGTTGAGATAGTTCTCATGTTTGAGGGAAAATCAACCTCATTGAGAATCTTGCCTATGCGTGTGCCGGTTGCCTGTCCTGCACCAGAGTCTGTGACTGTGGTGACTTGTGCAAGGTTAAGCAATCTAAAGGCGTCAGCTGCGTAGATATCTACATAGCCCACGTTCTCGGCTTGGTCATAGTAGTAGCGATACTCTGTTGTGTAGCCAGAAAATAAAAACTCCTGGGCTGTCGCTGTTGTAGCTGATACACGAATCTTGCGCAGCGGTACAAGGTAAGGATAATAGATTGAGGATGTGTTCTGTGGATTCCACGATCCGTCAGAGTCATAGACTCGTATGACTGCTGTACCGGCTTGATAAATGTCGGACTGGATGTTGCGCCCGTGTTCAATAGTAATGCTACGAACGCTAGGAGTAAGGTCAATGATTGGCAATGGGACTGTAGAGCCGCCAAGTGTGCCAGTACCTAAAACACCATTCTTGGCATCACCGATTGTAAAGGGATAGCCAAAGGTTGCACCTGATGAAAAGTCGAAAGATACCGAGATTTCTGCTGGCAGCGCCATAGTTATCTACCAGTTCTGTTTACTGATGATCCGATACCTGAAAGAGATGAGTCTTGTAACGCAGAAGCTATGGTTTTGCCGTCAATCTGAACATAGATAGGAGTGCCACCGACGTAGGTGCTTGCCTGACCCATGCCGCTGGTGCGCGTTGGGGTTGTGCCAAAGATTTGATTACGTTCTATCGCTGTCGGAACGTTTGTCGGGGTTGTGCCAAAGATTTGATTACGTTCTGCTGCCGTTGGCATGCTCGAGGCAGCCGCCACCGCTGCCACGCTTCCACCGACGCTTGCAACTTTTTGAGCCTTAGCCATAAGCATGTCTAAATAGGCTTCCCATGAAGCAAAGGGATTCTTAGCATTAGGAATGTTTGCAAGGTATTCTGCTAAATCTTTTCCTAGACCTTGTGCCTTGGCG